CATGGTCTTAACCTATTTCTGTTATAATTTCTCTCATCAAATCTTGTGATTTACACCACTCGTTACAAACTTCACCTTGTTTAATAAGTTCTTTATTAACAGATTCGTTCATTGGAGTCATAAATGCCCCATGAGTTGATGGATTAGAAACAAAATCCCAACCAATCAATTCAAAATCTTCACCTACTTGTACTTTACCACCTGATAGAGGTTCTACTGAACCCATACCTCTTGATGATATACCTAAAAGGATACCTGCTTTAAGTAGTTCTTTTAAGATATTACCACTTGGAGTTGGTAGAATCTCAACTGTTCCTACTAAATCATCATTATCCCAATGTATCTCTCTTACGTTATGAGATACGTTCTTTAGATTGATTACAGAAGAATCTGGATGGTCTAATTCACCAAGTGCTCTTCTTTCTTTAATAAGTGTTTCGTATTTTTTAGCTTCTCTCATCAAAATTTCTTTAGGATATATCCTTCCATTCTGATTTTCCGCACCTGCTCTTTGTAAAATACCCTTAACAATAGTTCTTCCACTATCATCTTCATTTACTTTACCTTCGAATAGGTTTGTTTCTATTAATAATTGTCCCATTATGCTCCCCAAGTTTTTCTTCGTTTAAATAAATCGAAAAAGATTGCAGATACTTCCTGTCTGATGATTTTTCTTATTAAATCCTTATCAGATTCATTGAGTTCTTCGTTAATCTTTCCTTTTTTAAAGTTAACAATTTCCTCATTGATTATATCATACAACTCTCTCTTAGTCATTTTATTTTAATTTACCTCTCTTTGCATCTCTCTTTAATTCTTCAAGAGCATTGATTTGGTCTTGTATTGCCTGTTCCAAACTTACATTTCTGTATTTAGCTTGTTTTCTAACAGCCAACATTGCAATTCTTTTTTCTTCAGTAGAAGGTCCTTCGTTAATTGATTCATCAACTGATTCTTTTTTACCTTCTTTTTTCTCTATTGCCTTTTTAAGTGCTGGTGGTAATTTTTCTTGAGCCTTTGTTAACTCATCTAATTCAGTTTCATCTCCTCTACCAAATCTTTCATTCTTTTTTCCTCTACCACTCCAAGTTTTTTCTATGTTGTTAAAGAATTTCTTTTTTTCTTCATCAGACATTGCAGGAATTGACTTACCAGCCTTTTCTAAAGCCTTCTTGAAAAATTCTTGATATTCAGATTCTTCTTGTAAGGTTTCTCTTACAATATTTTTTAAGTGTTCTCTTGTTATTTTCATTTTTCAATCTCCTGTATCGTTTTAGCGATATTAATTAGTTTCTCTTTTATACTATAAATATGTTTATTTGTTCTTTTCCAATACTGATTGGAATCTAACTCATTCATAGTTTTTATTTTATTATACCAATTAAAGAACTTTTCAGTTTCTCTTAACTGATACTTTAATTCTTTTAAACCCATTGCCATCTTCTTATGAGGATGCATTGTTTCATCGTTTTTTAATTCTAACCAACGATTAACGGGTCTTTTTACTTTGGCTTCAGATATATCTTCCCTCATATTACCATCATAGTTCATTGCCCAATTATCAAACCCATCTAACATCTTAGAAATTTGTCTTTCATCTGGTGAACCATAAGGATTGTAATCAAACTTAGATTTCATTTTATCTAATTCTTTTTGACCGAAGTTTTCATATCCACCTTTTTGTTTCCACTTTCTCATTAGTTGTTTTTTAACCTTTGAGATTGCTGAACGAACTTGTGATGGTTTCATTGCTTCGTTTACTGATTCACCAAATTGTTTGGTAATCATTTTAAACATTTTGTTATTAGGTCTACCAGCAATTGCTGATACGAATGCCATTCTATCTTTTAAATTTCCTTTTTTTACAAAGTTAAAAAGTTTCTTTGCATCGATGTTATGTGTATTGATAAAATCATCAACAGCAACACCACGAGTACCAGTGAATCCAGCAATACCCATAGCTAATTTAGAAGCTTCGTTTACTGATTCATCCATTTTGTTATTCTTTTGAACGTGCTGATAAATCTTTTTTGCAAATGCTGGGGAAGTAATTTTAGCTATTTGAGTAATAGTTTCTCTTTTGTTAGGTCTTACTGATGTTGAACTTGCATGACCTTTCATATCAGGAAACTTACCATCGAGTGAATATCCATAATCACGAATATCAGTTAGGTTGGAATCTTTATCAAAAATAAATCCATATGCACTTATTCTTGAATTGTAAGTTTTTCTTACGGTAAGTTCGTATCCATTGTTACCTTGTTTATCAGAACCGATAACCATTCCAAAGGATTCACCTGTTTTGTTGTTTCTACCTTTGATTGCCTCAGAGATGTTATCAACATCATCACCCACTACACTATAACCAAGTGCAGTTGCGATTTTTTTCTTTCTTTTTTTATCAGATTTACCTTTATCAGAAAATGCTTTAGGGGTTTGGTAACCAGCTACGTTACCTGTTGTAGTAGCCTCTTCAAGTTCTTTTTCAATTTCTTGAATTAATTCATCTAAATACTCTTTAAGATTTTCGTTCATTGACATTTTTTATCTCCTTAATCAATTCATAAGACATCATCAAAGCTGAAACTTGTTCATCGGTAATCTTTTTACCAATTTTTTGTTTTTTAAGAACATTAATTGTTTCTCTCAACTTGATTTTTGTAATCTTATCCTTCATACTCTTGTACATACCATGTAAAGTAGTAATAGTTTCGACTAATTGAGAATCATAATACTCGTTAAACTTTGATGTATTAGTTACGTTATTAATATATTCTCTTAATAAACCCTTCTGTGATTCATTTAGAGTAGTATATTTTTTGTTAAAAGTTTCAACAAGTATTTTATATGTCAACAACCTTAGGTCCTTCTCTTGTTTTCTATATTCCTCTACTAATTTATCTTGCGTAACACCTTTTGAATTTTGGGAATTAGATGAGATGTGTTCTACAAGAGTGATTTTAGAATCGAATACGTCCTTAACATCAAGAATATCATTCTTTTTACCTTCAAAAAGTTTATGAATTGAAGCTAAAATTTTGTAGTTTGTTACCGGGGAAGATAAGAAATTATTAATTTCGAAGTTCTCCTTGATGGATTTAACAAGATTGTACTTTTCTCGTTGAAGTTTTGTATAATTTATTTTAGTATGTGCTTCTAAAATAGCATCAATAAACTTTTCAGCCTTTGAATCTGTATTGTATTTTTCGTTTATAAGTAGGTTGAATAATCTGAGTTCTTTTGATAGCTCAGTTCCTCTTCCATAGAATTCTTTGATGATTCCTTTTGACTTTTCCTCGCTACCATTAAGTATTTCAACGGTAATTTGTCGAGTTAAAAGCTCAAAAAGGAATCCAGTATTCTTAAATTTTGAATGTTTTATTTTTCTCATCTTATTTGTTTCCTATTATGATATAGTAAAAATTCCCTAATATAAATATAAAATTATAAAAGTTAAACTAAATTATTCTTGGTCAAGTATATTATTTTCATCTAACATACCTTTCATTTCGTGTAAATACTTCCTTTTAGCCGCTATACCATTAATATATTTAATTGCCTTATCTTCAGAAGTTCTTGAACGTTTTTTCGTTCTTTCATCATCACCGAGTGGGTCTCTACCAAGTGGATGTTTATCTTTTTTATAAGTTCCACCCTCTCTTGGTCTACCACCTTTATCTTTAATTTCTTTTTTGATATTTTCAATTTGTTCTTCTATATCATCTGGTTCTTCATCTTCTTGTGCAGGGTCTGAACCTTCATCTTCAATAGAACGGAATCTAAATCTATCTTTTAAGTCATCCAACATCCTAACTCTCTGTTCATCTTGTTCACCACCACTTAGTTTAAAGATGTTTTCATATACCCAATCTTTGGATAACATATTAAGACCTTGAATATCTTGAGCCAATCTAATTTTTTCACTCCACAAGTTTACTTTTTCTTGTTCGTAAATTGTAGATGGATTTACTAATCCTAATTCAAAGTTAGTCATTTCTGAATCAGTAATTCCTTGTGAGTATAAGTGAACAATTGCAATCTTAGATAATTCTGAAATTACTGTTCTTTGGATTCTTTCTATTGTTCTTGCAAATCTTACATCTTCAGCGGCAAGAGTTGCTTTACCATTTACATTTTCCTCATATCCTAAATAAGCTCTTGGAATCTTTAATGCTGCGAATAATTTATTTTTTAGGTAATCAATATCATCGATGGTTGCATACTCTAATCCTGCAAGATTATCAATAGATGTTCCACTATCACCACCACGAACAGGAAGATAGAAATCTTCTGTTAGGTTTTGCATATTGTACTTTAAGTTGTAATCACCAGTATTTCTATCAACAAAAGGAACTTTCTTCATTTTGTTCATAATTCTTTGCATATAGTTATCTACTTCTGTTGGTGGGATATTACCGATATCAATTTTGAAAACTCTTTTTTCAGGTGCTCTCATAATTCTATGGATTAACATAGCATCTTCCATTAAAGATAATTGTTTCCACAATCTTCTACCATTCTCAATCATAGATTTACCATATGGTAACCAGTTAGTATCTGCTAATAATCTAAAATGAGCAACTTCAAAGTTTTCATATTGTTCTTTTCCATTCGGGTCCTCAGTAATTTTAAATTTTACTGAATTTGGATTTGAAGGGTCTGTTCTTTCTAATCTTTCTGTGTTGTAAACTGAATGAGGTGTTACGTTAACAATACCTTTACCTTCAGCAATTTCTAAACCTAAGAAGAAATCCCCATACTTACACATATTTCTTACCCATGGCCATAAGTTGAATTCAACATTAAGAATATCATAGAATAAGTTGTTTAATAAATCTTGTACTTTTTGATTATCTGAGTGAATCATAAGAGTATCACCAAATTCGTTCTTTAGTGTTGATTCATCTGCGTATATATCGAGAGCTGATGCTAATATTGGGTCGTTATCCATCGCATCGTAATCTCTAAAAACTTCTCTACGAACTTGTTGGTATGCCATTGATTGAGCACCACCTGCTTGTTCAAAGAAACTTTTTTGTAGTTTCGTATATCTATCTCTTAGAGAAGATAAATTTGTTTGTTGTCTTTCATCGGTATCAACAACTTTTCTCTTACCATCTTTATCGACAGTAACAACTGCTTGAGCTCTGAAGAGTTTCGTTAATCTACCAAAAAATGAAGTATCTGCCATCTTGTTCCTAATTTAATTTTATAACCTTTTAATTTTATTTTACCACTTTCTACATGACCAGTATCTAGCTTTATGTCTTGGACCTGGTGAATCACAATTGTGTCTTGCTCTAAATGCTTTTCTTGCATCTGGATTGTTCTTACGAATTTTCATCGTCTTTTCATTTCCCTTACCTTTGTGACCAAAGTTTACTTTTACTACATTACCTTGAGGATTTTTAACATATACTTTGAATTTTTTAACATCACCTTGCATTGGTTTACCAAGTTTTACTTTTCTTCCTTGGTATTCTGCTTCGTTAATATCAGATTTATACGATTCCATGAATTCACAGAATTCTTTAATATCATTGTAATTTTCTACGAAATACTCATTACAATAAGATTCGTTTTCGTTTTCACTAATTAATTTTTTCATTGAAATCATAATATTTTTCTCCTTACTATATAAATATAGATTTATTTAATTAACCAAGTTAAATCCTCATCTCTATCACCAACCCTTTGTTTCCAAGGATTATCTTCCATTGAAGAGTTACCACCAAATCCCATACCAACTACATCCAATGAATGTGCTCCAATACCACCTAATGCTTGTTTTGTTAAATCAATTCCTTCTTGTCTTAATCTAAGTGCAGTATCTCTAACCCACAATCCGATTGCGAATGCCATTGTTAAATCATCATTGTATCCACTCATGGCTTCGGCTCTATTTCCTCTCCATATAAATGTAAACAATTCATCAATTAATCGTGTTGAACGAACTGTTACAGATTTATCTCTAAAATAATCATCCAACTTTGATATAATCAAAGGTCGAGTTTTAGAAGTTGTCGAAAATCCTGCAACCATCCCTCGTTCCTCGGCACGGTATCTATTTGATAGTTGATGTTCAACATCTACATACTTTAAATCTTTACTCATGTAGAAAAGATTTCCATATCCTCTATCAATTACTTGTTGTATAACTGCCCAACCAATATTTGCGTTTTCAATTACTAATAGTGCTTGATTGTAATCAGTTGCCAATGAAACTAAAAAGTTTCCAAAATCTTTAGTATCCAATTTACCTCTGTATTCTGCAACTTGTGAAGCTTCTTCAACATCTATAACATGACATGCTGAATAATCAGTTGAATCTCCACGAGCAACATCCGCAACTACCATATATGTTTTATTATAGTTGGGATATTCCCACTTCCAAAGGTTTCCATCGAATCCTGTTTTCTCTATTGGTTCTTGACAAAAGGATTCTTTATAGAACATAAGAAGTTGAGGGTCAATCACAGTATCACCAGAAGAAACGAAATCACAATCACATTCTTGTGCGGCTCCCTTTACTCCTAATAGTACTTCTTGTTCATCTCTCCAATCTTGATTTCTTTCAGGATGAACACTCCAATGTAATCTGATTGGATTGAATCCGTTTTCTTCTTCTTCAGCACCTACCCAAGTTTTATGAAAGAAATTTCCGACACCATTTGGTGTAGAAAGAATAATTGCATTACCACCCGTTGATAAGGTAGATTGTGCTGATATCCAAATATCTTCAATCTTATCAATAAATGCAGCTTCATCAAATACCAATAAGGATAATGCTTCAGAACGACCAGCATCACCAGCGGCTGAAGTTGCTTTTATCTGAGAACCATTCGAGTATCTTAAGGATAGTTTGTTATCTTCTACTGTTGTTTGTTTTAACCATGATGGTAAATACTGATTCATTACACGAACCTTCGTTACAAGGTTCTTGGCAACTTCTTGTTTAGTTGCAATTACTAATACATTAAAATCTTGATTGAATAACATTTTCCAAAGTGAAAATCCCGCAGTTAAGGTTGAGATACCTGTTTGTCGAGATTTAAGGATAATGTTATAACGATGTTCTGCGAATTGGTCTAAAGTTCTTTCTTGAAACTGATATAAGTGAAAAGGAATCTTACCTCGCACAGGATGCTGAATCATACAATACTTTTTCATAAAGTAGATTGGGTCTTGTGCACATTTTTGATACTCAAGTTTAATTATTTCCTTTAAACTCTGTTTAGCCATTTTTTATTTTTTTCCTATTTTCCAATAGAGAGATGTTCCAACGAATGGTTTGTATTCTCCACCTTGATTAGATAAACCTACATTCAATCCATAGATATTCATCTTCTTAGTTTTTAACAATCCATTAACACTTAAGTTACCAAACCCATTTGTTTGGTCAACTCCTAATCCGAAACCATAATAAAATTCGTTTTTAGGTAACTCTTTTACAATGGTAGTATTGTAAACAGTTGGAATCTTGAAGAACCAATCAATTTCTCTTGATTCGATTCTATTTTGTGAAATAACATCAGTAAGAATACCAAATCCTAAACTACTATCTGGTTTTGCTCCTAATGAATCAGTTACTTCTGTTGGGAACTCATAAGTTAAGTTCAATGTATCTTTTACTGTTATTTTAGAAAAATAATCTTTAATAATTGCAAGTGAATCTACATCTATTGGTATTTCAACTTCTTTAATTACTTCTTTTGTAATGTACTTTGGTACATACTTTGTTACTTTAACTTCTTTTTCTACAAATACAGTATCTATTTCTTTTTTTATTAATTCAAAATCTTTACCATCTACATTAATGATTTCTTTATCTTCGAAATCCGTTCCACATCCTCTCATTAAAAAGATAACTCCTATTAATAGTAGGATAAATAATTCTTTCCACCTTTTTGATAGTAAACTAAATAAAATGCTCATAATTTTTTTCCTTTAATATATCGAAGGCCTTAATTCTTTTGTTTTCTAACTCTTCGATTTCTTTTGTCCCATTATCTATCATTTCTTGAATATCTTTTTTTGTATCTTCAATCGAATTTGGTAATTCCCACTTTTCAACCGTTCCATCTTCATTTACATATTCATAAAATGGTTTGATATCTTTTAGTGATTGTTTTAATTCTTCTAATTTTGTTTTACCAAACACAATCATACGAGTAAATATCTTATAATCTTGATATTCTTGAAATAATCCAACCGCTCTTAATTCGGTTTCTCTTATTGATGTACAATTCATGCAAAACCCACCATTTTGTATAAACTTCAAATCTTTTGCAGATTTTTTAATAGTTTTACACTCAGAGTTTTTACATTTTGATTTTTCTTCGAGATATTTTCTGATTTCTTGTAATGCTTCAGAATTTTTACCCGTTTTTAAAACATAGCCTTCTTTTTGTTCATATTTACTATGTTCATCTTCCCAAACATCACCTACTTTATGAGATTCTTTCTTTTTAGTCCAACCAACAGTTGTATTTTTATCATACTTTCCTGTCTGAACCATATCTACCAACTTTCTACGAGTTGGATGCATATATTTCTTTTTAAATTCTTTTCCCATTATTATACATTAGGTTATGTTGTGTATATAAATATATAAAAATAGAGAAACCGAAATTTTAGAAGAAAATACCGAGTATTTGATTTACTGATGCAAATGTTCCTGTGAGTTTGAAAGTATTACCATTATATAAGAATACAATACCTTCATTTGGTACAATTTTATTAGAACCACCAATAGAATTTAATCTACCAAGTTCTAATTTAAGTTTTTCTATCTTCTTTGGGTCACCTGATTTCTTAACATCTTTGATTGTTTTATCAATTCGTTTTTTCATATCACGAACTGCGGAATCAGGATTAACAGTTAAAGCAGATGAAGTAAATTCTAATACTTCTGCACCTAATCCTAAGAAAATCTGTTCAAACTTCATTAGATTCTGTTTAGAAATCTTTTTTTGGTCATCTTTATCTGTTTTCTTAGCCCACTCTAATGTTTTTTCATCAGTAATATTCTTTTTATCTAATCTAAACTTCTTATCCATGAATGCCCATCTCTTAACTAACCCCATTTTGGTTTTGTTATCGAGTGTTGATGGTGAATTTTTATCAACCCATTGTTCCCACCATGCTTGGTGATAGTTTGCAACACCATCAGTATCCTTTAAACTAAATTCTTTCTGTAATTTAGATATCTGTGATGAATATTTACTACGTTTTTTAGATAAATCTTGTGATTTTGGTAATTTTACAACAGGTGGGCCTTGAATAGTGTAGTTATCTTGTACATCTTTGTTCACTTGTTTAATCATACCAGCTAATATTCTTGCTGCTTCACCATTTTCACCTATAGCAACACCCTCATCGTTATATTCCATAGTTCCATGAAACACAAGTAACGCTTGGCCATAAGGAATCACATTAACTGATGTTGGATATATCACTTCAAGGTTCATAAAACACGCTCCTTGTTTGAATACCTTATCTCTTTGTTTATCTGAAAGGGATTTTATTGCATTTGAAAGGTCTTTCATAGCATAATTGTATGCATCTGATAAACCTCCTCTACCTTGGAACTTATCTGATACACCTTTGATATCTAAAGCGTTCTCACCTTTGTTTTTTAAGTGTCCTTTGTTTCTTGCTGCTACTAATCTCCCATCTCTCCATGAAATAGCAAGAGCTTGACCATCGGTTTTCTCTCTGGTGTACTCAAGTGTACCTTCAAGTGCTCTATTTACGATATCTTTAAGTTGTCCAAAGGTTAAATTGATATCAGTATCAAATGGGTGAGACATATGTCCATACGCACCACCTTCTTGGAGTAATTTAGATTCGTTTATGTTTTCTTTTATTAGTTGTTGTGGTGTTTTAGTGTTTGGTAAAAACATTTCAACCAACTTATCATCAATATCACTTATTAGTTGTTCTATTTCATTCATAAATTTTTCCTTTTCTTTATTTTTAATCCACAATCCTATTTCAGGTCCTTTGATATCAGATGGAACATCCTTTCCACCAATAGATAAGTTAAAGTTTACGAACTTTTTCATATCCTTCCCAATCAACTTACCAAATTTAAGGATTTGGTCATCTGATAAAGATGTTTTTTCTTGTAGTTTCTTGAATACTACAATTTCTTCTGGTCTAAAGTGTTGTAATGATACTAAAAATACAATATTATTTTTTTCGTCATTAGAATAAGTTAATTTGTTTAATTGTTTTCCTAATACCGAAGGTGAATTCTTTTTGAATAGTGATGCAAGGAACAAGATATAATCATTATCCTTGATGTAAGGTTTAGATATTTTAAGATTTGGGAATATTAGTGAAGTGAATCCAATCTTATCATTCAACTCCATATACTTTTTAGTATCTTTAGCTGATTTGATTGATTTTATAACCTCATCTCTAACTCTTTCAAATGATACTCCTTTAAGTGATGGGTCTTTTTGTAAAGCATCAAGTAATTCTTTATCTAAGTTACCACCCAACCTTGCTTGGAATCTTAAAGCTCTTAGTTTTCTTAACGGGTCCTCATCAAATCTTTCTTCTGCCTTACCAACTGTTCTGATTTTCTTCTTTTGTAAATCTTTTATACCACCAACTAAATCAACTATCTCTTTTCTATCGATATCATAGAATAAAGCATTAATAGTTAAATCTCTTCTTCGTACATCACCCTCGATATCTGTATAATCAACAGATGAAGGTCTCCTACCTTTACCAATATCTTTTCTAAATGTTGCTATTTCATGTCCACCAACCATTACAACTCCGAATGATTTACCAACCTCAACAGTTTTCATTCCTAAATCCTTGGCAATCTTTAAAACCTCATCTGGTTTTGCATCTGTTGCCAAATCAAAGTCCTTTGGTGATTTTCCAAGTATAGCATCCCTTACAGCTCCACCAACTACATAAAGTTTCTTACCATTCTTTTTAAATCCTTTTTGAATTTTTAGAATATCTGATGGAACTCTTAATTTTAAAGTAGATTCATCCAATCCACCTCTATCGTGTTTAGAAAATTTACTTAGTTTACTAAATAAAGGATGTGATTTTAAATCTGCCTGTTTCTTTGGTCTCATATCAGATAGTTGTTTGTATCTCATATGATTTTTTACGATATAATGAACCGAATCCACATCTCCACCAACTGATTGAATCCATTTTTTGTATTTGTTTACCAAGTTCGCAGATACTTTCTCATGACCGAAGTGAGTAATATGTCCTTTCTTTGGATGGATACCAGCAGTTTCATCTTTTCCTATATCATGGAACATTGCTGCAATTGCAATATCAATATCATCTTCTTTGATTGAACGATTTACAACTGTGATTGTGTGTTTAAGAACATTTCCTTCAGGATGTTTATCTACTCTCTGTCCAAAGTTCTTTAGATTGTAAACTCTCTTTTGTAAATCAGAAGGCATTTTCTTAAATAACGATTTAAAATCTTTTATTCCTAATTCTTTTAATCCTTCTTTAACTACTTTGTCTTTTTTTAACATTTGGTGTAATTCACTACCATCTACATCTTTACCAAATCCTTTACCAATTTGTTTTTTCCAAAGTAACTCTAAAAACTTCTTTTTTTCTTTATCTGATAATCCTTTTATCTTTTGGTTGATTTGTTTTCTGTTTTTATAAACATACTTTTTAAAATCCATGTAAAAGAATTCATTTACTTCTTTGATTGGTTCGTATTGATACTCTTTATCGGAATCTGCTGTTTTTCTATATTCCTTATTTTGTTTATCAAAACGTTTCATATCTTCAGGTCCTGCATACCCAATCATGTTTTCGTTTTTACCTTGAAACTTATCAAATTCTTTTTGTCTAAGAGCTGGTAGAAATCTAAACTTAGCTCTTTTCATTATTCTACCTTTTTTTCTAACTACGTTTTTGTGAACTACTTGTGATTGTTTTATACTTAAATCAGATTTTTTGATATCAGGAAATAAATCTTTTGCAAACTCATCATAAACTTGTCTATATGCCATTTTGTAAGCAATCTTCTTAAGTTTAGCAAGAGGTTTTCTTCTTTTCATCGTTCTTGCTCTTCTTCTTGCTATTTGAGCTCTCTTACCAGCCATTGCCGCTTTTCTTCTCAATTTATCAGAAGGTCTCATTTTCCCTCGTTCATCGAGTTCTTCATTCAAACCCATTTTCTCTTTCCAAGAATCAAATGCATCAAAATCATACTCTTGTTTCTGAGAATCCCATCCACATGAATGACATAAGTACTTTTCGGTATCTTCAGATTCAATTTCCCAAGAGTGATTACACTTTTTACACTTTACAGCTGTTCCTGCAAGTTCTGATATAAACCCTTCCTTAACCATTCTGAAGTTAACTACTTTTCTACCATTAATAGTAGGCATCCCATGTTCATCTTTACCGATTGATTTAACAATTGTTTTCTTGTTTTTAAATCTACCAGTCATAATAGTATCCCCAACTTTAATTGGTAGTACTATATTTTCATTTAAAGATGCTTCATACTCTTGTTGTGCTTTCTTATCACCTTTTTGAGAATCTAACGATGCATCTTTTACATCCTTATTGATTCCCAATCCTTTTACTAACTCATAACCAACCATTGATGCACTACGAGTTACATGCTTAAACCACTTAGAATAAGCATCAGTTGAATAGATATCTACTTGGTTATTTGCAGTTGTTGTACCCAAGATACCAGCAGGAAAAGGTGTTACCGCTCCAACAGGCCCATT